ATGCGAGAGAGTGCAATCATGAAGTTGTTGCAACCGCCTGTCGAGCCTTTGGCGAAGAATGAGCCATGAAAGCGACCATCTTCGTCGAACTCTGCTATGCAATGCAGACTTCCGCATCCCGTCATAATCTTACGCTTTAAAGAGAACGTATTTTCTTCCGAGCCGTTCATAATTGTGGTATCCCTCAAATAGATTAAAAAGTTTGTTATTCAGGGGTCCATGTAGTAGGCTATCCAATGTATGCGCCCTGTACCTGCCCGCCCATCATATCTCGTTTCATATGAGATACCAAACCCGGTCTCGGAATGGCTATACGTATTCATTGCAATCCCTGCCCTTATTGGGGTGACGGTAGTGTTAAACAATTCATAAGAAATTAATATCGTCGGAATGTCTGGAAATGCCTCCCCTGTGAAAGATATAGATTTATCTTGCATAGTGCTTTTTATAGTCAAGGTGGGTGTATATCCCCACCTTATGATTAGATATTTTGCATTGGCTATTTTTAACTTAATGAAGTAAGATGTGCCATTCGATGGGGAGGTGTACGTATTACGGCCAGAAACGTTTGGCACGATATTGCCTCCTTCTGTGAATCCCAATGAGGAAGTAGTCAGCCCCATTACCCCCAGCGTCCCTGCTATGTTTGTATTCTTCAACTCGGTGAGGTTGGCAACGCTGAATGAACCGTCCACATGCGTGTTCCCATTGATTGTCACAGGTTTCGTCGCAGAATTAGAAATGAGTATGCTGGCTTGCCCTGACGACCCGCTCGTACCCATAATTCTGATGCGATTGATACTGAATGTGCAGTTATCCTCACCATAAAATCTTATCCCATATATCTGGCTACCCGCGGATAGGGGAATCGAGATTGATTTAGAGGTTGTATTCCTCAAATCAATTCTCTGCCACGTATTCCCTATATTCGTATAAATATATACGTCTATCCCGCAACCTGCGGCCGAAGATGCACGCGAACAATCAATTTGCAATTCTAATGAATTATATGAGGTGGGAAGCGCTGTCGATGAAATGTATGTATTGGAACCTAGTGTCAAATTATACACCATACTGCCAGGAGGATGGTAGAAAGTCACAGTGGTGGAATTAGGCGAATAAAGGGAAGATATGCTTCCTCCGGTAACCGTCAGGCTGCACGTATATGTGCTGGATACATATCCCGATATGCCGAAATACGTGCCTGATGATGAGGATTGTACGTTAGACCTCAACTCCAATCCAGACGACCCATACGAGCGTATCACCATTCTATTGATAGTAGAATCGAAGTAAATGTTGCCCATCATGCTTCCAGACCCATACGATTGCCTGAAATTCATAGCGGCCGCCTGATTGAATCCAGAATATTGTACGATGTTCAATCCTGTACCATCAAGATAAACATAGGGGTTATCATTAATGTAACCTGTATTGAACATTCCGCCGGGCGTCAGGTGCGAGGTTACTCTACCGCCTATGATTGTTTTCAATCCATCCTCATCTAGCGATATGGTTCCTCCGCCCGCCATCAGTTGCCCTTTCGAGTTGAAGTATGCCTGCACTCTGCCATTGTCGTAGCCTGTCAGCCGATAGATGTCCTTATCCCAATTCTTCTCCATTATCAACCCTGAGAAGTTGCTTCTATCGTCTCTCAATTCACTCAATGCCTGATTGCCTACCACTATCTTCGCGGCGTATTTATCAGATATATTCACATCATCTGTGCCGATTATAGTTGAAGAATCGGTCACTTTCAGCAAGTGCGACAGTTGTTCCTGCGAGTCCATGAACATAGGCTCCCCCCACCATACTGTGGTCACGCAGGATGGCCACGATAGTTGTACACAGGACAATGGTACATTATTAATCCTGAGTCCGTTCTGACGGTCGAAAACTATGTTAATCTTCGAGTATGGTGCAAACAGAGCCTTACGTTCAGCCAATGTAGCATATGCGTCGAACGCTTCCCAACCTGTCGCCGTGTTGCGATAGTATGTGGTGACTCTATTCTTATATATCTGTACAATCTCTTGCGCTTCCGTCGGATTGCGCGGTGCGGGAATGTCCGCGATGTCGTTACCTATGTATGTAACTCCTCCCCCCGATGTATCCTGCGCTATCTCGGAGAGCGTGAACGCTATGCAGTCGGAGGGGCGATAGAACATCACCAGACGATTCAGAGCCAACATCTTGGTCTGCGTGTTACGTTCTGTATTATTTATCGCACCCATCGATTCTGCATTGCTTTCGGGATATGGATAGTAAATTGCACCGCCTACTCTCTTGGATGAATCATCTTTCACGGTAGATGTGACCGAGTAGTTCTCGCCATACACGGTCTGCGATGAAAGGACGTATTGCGACCCTTGGTCTGCATTGTCTGCTATGTGGTTTATGTTCAGCGGGATGTAACTGCTGTCAGGGTCGGTGGAATATCTTTGCAGATAACTCCCCCCATAATCAATGTGCATGTAATGGTAATGCTGATATGGAGAGGAGGAACTAGAAGATGAGAACATATAATTCACAAAATACGCACGGTCGTGGAAGAATACATAACGACACGTGAGCAATCCTATCGTCTGCAACATATCCCAACAGTTTATATCCGTTCTGAAACGCATCACCGGTTCGTAAGATATACTCGGACCGCTGTTCTTGAATGTGGCGAGTTGTCCACTCGTGTATGAATCTACGACAGAACTTGGATTAACGTATGCTCTGCCATCTTCTATCAAAATCTTCGACGAATCTGTATATCCTGCGAAGAAGGACAGATACCGCATGAACTGTGCGCCCGTACCATAAGCCTGTTCGGTGTACACTTTGTATGCAGATTCGCCTTGCGGAATGATTGCTTCAACGATGAAATCACATGCGCTTGAAATAGGTACTGTTATTCTGAATCTGTTGTTTCCGAGTGATGTATGAGTGAGGTTGTATGTAGGTGAGGATATGTTATCAAACGAGAACGCAAAACGTGTACCATCGTATTGGAATGTCGAGAACGCATCGAACTTGGTGCTTTTGAGTTTGTATGCGTTATTGTAACATAGGAAGGTTATGTAATCGTTCTGCGATTCGCTTTTCTCTATAACCAAGTTGTACGATTCACCATACGCGCTGATAAATATCTTAGTCGTGCCATTTATGATGGTCGGGCGAACTGCATAAACAGGATTGGTAAACTGCACCCAATACTCGTCGCTGTTGAATACTGCCTTGGGAACGACTATTTCAGCCAGAGTGAACGGCTGATTGCGACCATATAGGAAATTGACGGAAGTTATGATATTAGATATATCGAACCCCGTGTAATCAGTCGGAGAAGAACCTGTATAGTCGATGAAACAGACGGGAGAAGATACGCCAGCCATCACTCCACCTCGGTGAACGGTTTATAATACGCAGAGCCTGTCGCTCTCCTCTCTGATAAATCTAGACTGTAAGACATAATTCCTTCCTCCTCGTTGGTTATTTCCGCCGACATGCCCGTGAGTGCTACGTTTATACCACCTGGCGTACTATATGATTTAACCCATCTCTCCTCCACATTGTGATTATAGAAATACGTCCCGTTGCCGAACCCGTCATTAGCCTTGATGTAAGTATAATCTCCGAGTTGAGGATTGGTTATGTTGAACCTCGCATCATCTACGCTGACGGGATATGTGCCTGAGTTGGTTGTACGCAAGTTGCCCATCAGATTGGTGTTGATGAACCTGTCGTCACCGATAGGGGCCTCGATTTGCAAGACATACCCGCATAGAGTCACCTGCATACATGATAGCAACCATGAAAGTCCGACGTAGCAATCGTATCCCCCTCCAATTCTTCTGACCAGATTGAACTGATTATGCAGGAAATCCATGTTGGAGATATAGTAAGGGTTGCCGTTATAATCTACTCCTGCGGGTTCGTTGTCGTATCTGCGACCGGATATTTTGAACTTTCTTATCGGTCCGCCATAATCGAATATGAGTGATTTGGACGCGGGTTTATTAGGAAGGCCCATAGTAGTGGTTTGCCCGCCGATAGAGACACTTAGAGAGTCCACGTGTGGTAACTCCCAAGGTTGCATGTGAAGTGGCGTGTAGCCCTTGTAAACGTGATTACTCGTCCCGTTCTTCATTATAGTGCCGGGATACGTTCCGAATCTGAATGTGTAATCTGACATCAACTCCACCTCGCATATAGGATGGGGATGCGTTTACCATTCCATTCCTTCGTACCTGTGTTAGTATATTCCGACCCGACTAAATCTCCTGCGCTGGAAATGATTAAAGTTCCCCCGTTCTTATCATTGTAATACCCTAGGAGAGTGTGCGAAGCCCATACATGAGCCACGAATGCGGGAAGTTTGGCATTTTGCTTGACAGGAACGCTCACCGCCCCTTTGGTTCCGCCGTTGCGCCTAAGTATGATTGTTTGTGATGCGGTATCGCTAAGACCCCTGTACTTATTCCTCTGCAACAGGGTGAGCGATACATCGAGGGTGTTGGGTGAGTTGAGCGATATGGAGAGGTTTGCTTCCGATAGAAATACGTAGAACTCTACATATGTTTTAGGCCCTTTGATGTAATCGTTGGTGCAGGGAGTGATTGATGCGACATTTAGATAGACGGGTGCGGTTGTAGGATTGTACACTCTCAATACATAGGCGGAACTCGCCAACTGCTTGGTTTCACGCATCTGTTTGAGCATCTCGATGAATTTCTTGTTGGAATATTTGTGAGGTGTGGAATTGTCTAAGGCTGGATTCTGAACTCTCACCGCTTTAATCTGAATGTTACCGACAGCGCCGCCTATACCATCTACAAATACAGCCCCAGCCGTACCAAGGCCATATACTCCCATCAGCGAATTGTTGTAACTAATGTTGTAAGGGAATGATTTAGATGTACCTACAAACATGAAAACGGAATCGTCGAATCCGCTACTTGCCGAAGCGTAAGGGATTGTTGAAATCCATATCGAATATTCGCGTGAATCATTTGGCATCGGCATTTACATCACCTGTAATACCCTTTGTTCGAGGAACTATTTATAACCTTTGTTATGGTCTGCTCTAAGTCGCGTTGATTGTACACGGGGCCATTGAATTCTAAATTGTAAACTGTTGTGTTGCCGAACGGCTCTCCATCGGGTACAACGGTTTCTCCGCGACCGCCTTCTCCGAGTATGGCGAGCGTGCCACCTGGGCGGGCGGGAACGTATCCTCCCTCTGCCAAGCCTATTGTATCACCTAATTGGTCGAGCATAATTGATATGCCCCCCTTGGCTATTTTCTGGATGCCTGTGTTTCCTGTGAGGAAATCCGTTATAAACGTTATCGCATTTGCAATATCTAACACACTTTTCGTAATGCGAACTATGCCCTCAAACATATCTATGATTCTATGCCAATTATCCGACATGAATTTCAACATCGTCGTCGAAAAATCAAGTAGCGTATTCAACCAATTGGTGGATACGATTTTTTCAAAGACCTTCAATCCTTCTTTGAACATATTCAATATGTTCTCTTTGTTTTTGAGGAACATATCTACAATGCCGATTGCCATCTCCAAGAGGTTCGGCATCAGTTTGAATATTTCTGGCAGGAACTCGGTAATCATTCTCTCGATTAGCGGTTGCAATCCCAACCACATCTCTTTGAGTTTGTCTATCATGGTCTTGCCGTTTTCATCTTCTGCGAGGAATATGTTCTTCAAGAGTTCTGCATTGGTTTCACCGAAGTCTATTGCCCAATCGAGAATTTCTACGAATAAGGGCATCAACAAGTCACCTAGAACGGTGAACATCGGAAGGAATACCAAGGTGAATGCGAGGTTTAGAATCTCCATCATGGCTTTGATGAGTGGCGACGTTTCAGCAATCTGCTTAATGAACTTCAATACGCCCGATAACATCCCTGTGAATATCTGGAATCCCGATTGAATCATAGAGGTGAGCATTGATATTCCTCCCCCTAATATCTCCAATCCTCCTCCGACTATGTTCAACACGGCCCCTGCGATTGCGGCCTTTCCTCCGCCCCCTCCTCCTTTGCCTTCGCCTTCCCCGCTACCTTTCATCAAGGTGGAACCGCCGCCTTTCAGCATCCCTCCTGCGCCCGATACCATTCCCCCGATTCCATGCCCTGTGCCGAAAGCAAGCCCTGCCCCTGCTTCCATATATCCCATGAATGAACCAACAGGGTCTGATAGAACATTGGCGATACTTCCGCCGAGGCCTTCTCCCGACTTTCCCATTGCATCTGTGACTGAAAGGAGGGCCTTGGAGAACTTCTCCATTGCATCCCCCAACTTGTCAAACAGATTGGAAGTCTGAACTATTGTCTTGGAAAATCCACTACCTTTCTTAGCCATCCCCCATTCATTTTCTTCAATGCGGGCATCCCAATCGTCTAGGACTGCACTCCGAGGGCTTGTTTCTTTGAGGTGTTTTAAGAACTCCGCCTGTTTGGATTCGTCAACCTTCGGGCCGTATATGCCTTTAATGAGGTTGTGTACGTTTGCATCGCTCGTTTTTCCAAGAGCCTTTTCCAGGTAGTCATTGTCTGCCGGAAGTCCGTCCTCTACCGCCTCCTGTCCGTGAGCCAAATACGCCATCAGTATCTTAGCAGGAGACAAATTATGTAGATTTGCACGCCCCGTGAAGCCATTGGAGAAATCCATACCTTTGATGGCTTTAAAGTTCTTAGGGATGTCATATTTGGAATCCCAATCATTCTCCTTTTTGGCTTTCGCTTTCGCTACTCTGTCGGCTTCCCTCTGATTCTTCTCTGCTTCCTTCCTCAGCCGTTCAGATTCTCTGTCGTCCTTCTTCCTCTGTTCGCCGTCCTTCTTGTATTCCTCTGCTATCCTCTGCCTTTCGGCTAAGGCTTGGTCTTTCTGGATTTGAAGTTCTAACTTATCGGCGGCCTCTCTCTTCTGCGCTCTGGCCTTCTTATCTATTTGGTATTGGTCAGAAAGTGCTTGAACAACTGCGGTTTTCAAAACATCATCTAAATTGGATGCGACAACCTCTGCGATTTTCTTTGATAGTGTGCCTTTGAGACCAAGGTTGGTGATTATGCTGGCCGTAGAAGCACCGCTTTGCTGTATAGCGGATGCTGGGCTACTTACGCCTGAATTATCGAGTATGCTTTGGGCCGATATGAATTGTTTAGTATCTATTTGCCCTGTATCTAATAAACGCCTTCTCTGCCTGAGTTTGGATTTAGAGATTGTATTGTTACTGAACCCCTGCGTGAGATTACTATCATCTATACCTAAGTTGGCAAGTATGGTTTGCGCAGTTATACCGCCACTACTTCCTCCGCCTCCTCCACCTGCCCCTATTCCATTTCCGTTAGGTGTGGAGGGGGTTGCGTTCTTCTTTCTTCCCCTCTTTCCACTAGTATTAGAAGTCTTGCTTGTATTTACTATGGGTTGTACATTGGATTGTGAGACCTTCTCCCTGTCACTCATCATCCTCCGAAAGAGTGTTGTCACTTGGGAGGGATTAATTATATTGCCCAATAATCCTTTCTCGCCCGGTATTATTTCCTCTCCATATTCTGACAATATGGCCTTTATCGTTCCCATGACTAAATTATTTTTAGTAGGCTTTAATTGTGACAGTTTCGGGCGGTCTTTATTCAAAGCCGTCATTAAACTAGACATATTGGGGATGTTTAAATTTTTGAGAACTTTGTCGCCCCCTAGGTCGGGGTTAGTGAGGATGTCTCTGACTATCCCCTCCGCCCCTGTTAGGGAGTGTTCCTCTTGCCACCAATCCTCTCCATGTATTCCCGCGTATGATTGGAGGAACGAGGCCGACTTGCCTAATGCTTCTGTTATCCCTGCATATTCATGTTCCTGCCCTGTAACCTTTTGCATCACGCCCATCTGTTTCAACAGACCTTGCGCATCCTGTGAGAGTGCTTTGAACTCACGTTGCGAGTTTCTACTGAATCCATTCAGATTCTTGGGATTCAATAATTTGTCTGTTCCCTCTTGGAGTGAGGGAAATTCACCGCTTAGAAAGAAACGTGCTAATTCATGAACGTATCTTTTATCGGCCTCTGCGACGACTCTGGTATTCCCAAAACGTACAGCCTTAGCGCCAGACACGTCGGGGCGGTCCATTAGGTGTCCTCCGCGTGTGATGTGTTTATTGACAGGATTCCTGCCCATGGCCTTCTCGATTGTGGCCATCATCGAGTCCACTAGAACTCTGCCACGGTCGAGCATGGAAACGTCGGCGTTCATCGTGCCTGATTTGAAACCTTTCTTATATGCACCTGTGTTCTTATCGAACATGGTGATTAATTTCTCTACACCATGCCCTGTCGCACCCGTCATACCAATGGATGCACCGTCGAGGAGTTCCACAAACTCTTTCGAGTATATCACATTAAGTTTGTTTTTATTACCCTTCGCCTTTGACAAAATGCTCTGTGCCTTGGTTAGATTATCTAAGGCGTATTTAAACGAATTTAATTCGTTCAGATGCAGGTTGCTCGCCTGATTTCCTCCATAATCGAGCCTTTTTACATTGGTTTTCCCCCCACCAAGGTCCTTTGTACGTGTACTTACGTATCTATCATTTTCGTAGGGATTGTCGGATGTGGGAGCCATCGCAAGCAAGGATGCCTGAGTTTCATTCAGCCCTCTCACAACATCTGCGATGAACTGCGCCTCGTCAAAATTACTGCTCGATGTTCCTTTTTGGCTTGGCATACACTCCCTCTCTTACCGCATTAACCATTCTATTGTGTTCTACGTCTAATTTAGACGAATAATCAATAATTAAAAGTGTTTGGTCTGCCAACGGGAGCGCATCCCAATCAGCCGAGGACTTCCCCCCGTTCATCATCCATTGTGCCTTAACGGTCAACTCGATGATTTTAGGGTCAGAAGTCCCCTGCTTCAATTGTCGTTGGTAATAGGCAATGGAGCGTTCTTCGGCGTGTTCTCCCCACTTGTCGGAGATAAAGGGAACTTACCGAGGTCCCCTATGGTTTTACTTATCACATTCAGCATCTCATCAGACATGTCGCCCAATGTTTCCTCCGATATTTCCTCCCCGTTCACCTGCCCGGGATAGTACACGATACATCTTTTGAATATGAATTTTATACTCTCGTAGTTGTACATGCTGTTGAGCAACGATTCTTCATCGGAGGTCATTTTATTGGAGAAGGAGATATTATCCTTGCGTGCTAATTTCGCAAGGTGTTCCCCCAACTCCAATTTCATACCGCCCGTCATTCCTTTCACTACGATTTCCCCGGAACCTCCGAAGGGTTCCAGGGGAATCGCTTTGGTTTTCACCTTAGGCATAAATCCTGTTGTCATGTTTCACACATCCGTGTTTGAATATCAAGGTGCAGTATATCCGACCACGACTTCCACGTGTTTGGGGCGGAGTTCGGGCTGGTCCATGATTGCATTCTCGACATCATAGGTATTACTAAGTCCACCTATATAAACATCGTCCATAAGAATGTCGAGGAATGCGGTCGCTGTGAGATTCACGGCATCGGTATCATCGACTCTTATTCTCATGCGAGGTATCCCGTAGGGCTGTTTGCCAGGGAAGTAGATATTAGTGGTAGCGCCTGATACAGGGGTCATTGTCGCGTATCCATACATCGCGGCCTTGTATTTGTTGGGGTTGTTACTGTAAGTGGAGGTGTTCACGGAATATGTGAGAGCCGCCATTGCATATCCCGAATAGGTCGTCCTAAGACAGTTACCGAGCCTGGTCAGGTTGTTGGATATGCTCATACTAGCAGAATCAGTCTGTGCAATCGGGTCCCAAGTGGTTCCGTCATGTCTGCTCATACACCCCGCCACAAGAGTTCTGTTGGGCGAGGGCTGGATGAGCGCTAAATAGTCATAGTTCTGGTCTATGACCTGAATGTAATCGCAGAGCGCGTGTCCGTCTATCGACAATTTAACCGCCGCGTCTGCCCCATTCTCATACGACAAAGAGAAGTTGGCGACTGCACATCCTACTAGAACTCCAATCTCGGAATATCCTCCATTGGATGCGGTCTTGTTGTTCTGAACGAACCCAAGGTCGAAGGTCTTTACTCCATCGAGGTTGGTGTATCCGAACCTCTTTATGACCATGTTGGACGAACCGATGAGTGTGAGGTGTTCCTTGAACAACTTACCCGTCAGCGGGCGTTTGCACCAGGTGGAACCATTCACCACGTACCCAATATCTCCATCGCCCGGATTGGTAACTGCTGTGGCAGGGTCTCCTCCGAAGGTAGGTCCGAATTTAGAATCCTTATCGATTTTTATCATATCTGACATGAAGGCATATTCCATCCACTCCACATACTGCGGTGTGAAAAGTCCTTCAAGGCTCCAATCACACTCGTACATTCCCGTGGACGCGATGGTGAATTCCCTCTGTCCTATGTCCTGATGGTAATTGACGTTCCTGTTCCTGTTGAGAGAAAGCGTAAGCCCTCCTCCAAACCTTCCCGTCAGCGAAGCGACACATTGCATAGGTGTCATACCCGCAGGTAAATCGCTTATTTTCTCGTTCGCGCCCCTTGTGAGATTTCCCCACCCGATTGCTACTCTATATCCGCTCATAATCCTCTCTCCGACTCCCGTTTGGGGGTTATACTCGTTACCCTCACTCCTTTGGTGTTATTAAAGTACGTTGTTACCCGTTCCATGTAATGTCTGGAAGTACCGCGTAATACTTCTTCAATTTGTATGTCACCATATAGTGATAGAAGTTATACGTTTCAGGAACTCTCGCTTCTCCGAGGTAGGTTGCCAGGTCCCAATAACCACACGGGTATTTGCGATGCTCGGCCATGATGCGCCTTAATTCATCCTTTGCTAATACCACATCCTCACGTTTGAGGCCGCGTATGCTGAATGTGACGTCTCTGAATATGCGTTCCGAATCGAACGATATACCTTGCGGAGTGGAGATTGAATTACCCATGTATATTTTGATTGCTATGGGATTGGACTTGAAGTCGTGCGACAGAGGATTGGTCCCCTCATCATAATAGATTTTAACTTTGCGATTTGTGAGTGACCAATTGTCCTCTATGAGTTTACCTATCAACTTGTCGTTGTCAAACTCATATGTATCGGTCATAGGAATCCTATCGCTGAATCGTGCTGATAATTCTTCAAGATGTTCTTTATATCCCAAGTCCAGCGCATGACGACTTCTCCGCGTATGGGGTCGAACTCCGGAGACTGCGGGAACTTGGCTCTGTACCAATCCGTACTGACGATGTGCTGACATGCGATTAGTTTAGCGCACATCTTAATATCTTCGGGAACTCCGCCTGTCTTTCCCCACCTGTACGTCACTCTGACTGAATCCTCGCGCTGGAATATCCAGCGTTTAATGAATATGATTCCTTTGGTTTCATCTTCCCAAATCTGTTCTTCAGGAACGAGGTTCCAATAGGTTCCGAATGTGCGCACTTCTACCTTATCTCCTTTGGAGTAATCTATTGGTCTGATGTACTGACGGTTGAGTGTGACCGGATAGCCTTTCAGTAGGCTCGAATCGGAATACGTTTCCGCAAACCCTGCCCATATCCCCGCGTATCCGAGACCGCTGAGCGATGAAGCCAATGGCGCGTTCTGAATCTCGTCCACTTCTCTGCGCTCTTTCCAAGACATGTGCGTGTTCTCGTCTATGAACGATTCTGCCTGCGTAATCAACTCGCAGATGTACTCGTAAGAGGGGTTGGAATCGTAAGAGAGAATTAGAGGTTTGCCGTCATTGGTCGCCAATCCGAGGAACCTGACGGTCTCCTGCGGGTCTGCATAAAGAGGTACAGGAACGGAAGATAGCGCGAGAGAGGTTAGACGGAATGCGAACACAACGGGTGCAGATACTTTGGGTTCGGAAAACAGATACCCAATCTTGACTACGTATGCAGGATTGAACTCGGCGTTGTTAGCACATGCTTCTACGTTGTATCTCGTAATCTTACCGATGTCCTTCCTGGAAACGCCATACGTCATGCGATTGCCCTGACCGTCCTCGATGAAGAATGCACACTCGGAGAAAGATTCGGGAACAATCGAGAATCTGGCATCTACGACAATCATCTTCTCGTCAGCGATGCTTATGCCTTCGCTCGTAGAATGATACACTTCAAATTTAGAATCCTTAGTAACATCCGAGAGGTCGAATGCTATGTACGTGCTATCGTTGGTTATAATGTCGCCCGGTACAAGAGTGGAGTGACTGCTTGCGGTAGGTGCGAGAATATCCAATTTCCACTCGTCAAGGCTAGGGAAGTAAATTAACGACATCAGTCGTAACAAGACAAGGTGTTATTAAAATATAAGTAAAAGGTTTCAGAAAATTATCAAACTCCGAAGATGATTATCGCCTTTATACCTGTAAGGTCGGTACCGCCTGCAATCTCGGTTTTACCATTGCATATGGTGAGAATCCCCCCTTCGGATATGATTCCGTTGTATCCTCCATCCATGATGGCCATTCCGCGTCCGCCTACACACACTCCTCCGACTTTGTATTCGCCTTTGAATGTGATTGCGATTCCGCCTTTGTTACCAAGCGAGAGAGGTCCCTCGGTGAATCCGAACTCTCCTCCGATTTTGACTTCTCCGCCTTTTCCCTCTCCACCGACTCCTTCTCCTCCGACTTCTGCTTTCTTTGCCATGTGTAATGACTCCTAGGCTTGCGCCCTTGAAGTTCGTAAGAGTGTGACATATTTAAAAGGAAGGGTTAGAAAATGTTGCGAGTTCGCCCCCGTCCTGATTGCTACGCAGGAGGTGGGGAAATGGCGTAAACCCAATCGGCGTACATCAGAGTGGTGAACTGTGGTAGTTGCGTTCTGACGGGGACTCTCGCAATTAGTATATGCACGAGGTTGTATATAAAATTAACTGAAAGAAAAAGAGGTAAAAGGTTTGGTTGCGTACAATCAGTTGATGTGTACAATCTTTCCGAGACCCTTGAATGCACCAGCAACCTGGATTTCGGAAAGCACGTTCATATCCGCAAGGCGGACATACTGATTGTTTACGATGGTGTTGTCGCTGACAGTCACAGTAGGCTGCCTGAGTTTACCCTGATAGATTATATCCTGGTCCACGAGGTATATCCTTCCGATACCGAGAGTGCCGTCCGCCTTGGTTCCCTTCCTGACAAGCATATCAGGAACTATGGGAACGTTGTTGTACGACACGACCTGGAATCCGAGTTCGCGACCTTCGACGGTAGAAACTCCATTGACACCGAGTTGCGCGAATTTGGTGTCAAGGAACCTCTGCAAACTCTGGCCCATCTGCTGGATTTTCTGAACTGTGTCGTAACCGGTGATGAGGGCTTTACCCGAAGAGCGGTTATTCTCCCACCAGGGCATGACTCCCATGAACAGAGAGTCCATCATGTTGAGCGTGAGAGGCCTGAGATTAGACTCTCCCGTTGCAGACCCGCTTACATAGTTGGAATCGACATACGCATCGAAGTTCGAGGGGGCACTTCCCACCCTCCCACGATAGGACTGACCCCACGCGGCGTTGGTCTCTCCACCCATATTGGAACCTGCCCAAGGAACGGCATATCCTTCGGGGAGACATTCCGCCTCTGCGGAACACGAGATAATCCTCTCGATAGATTCAAGTCCGACCCTCTCGTTGAGAACCTGCGGGGTTCCTCCGACGGGGGCGGTACCCTGGTCTATGATAGGGGCGTCCTCGATTCTCCTGAGGATGTCGTTGTTCATGGATTGAGTCCATGTAAGTCCTTCGTTCTTGAAGAACTGTTCCCAAACGACGACATCATCGATGTCTTTGTTCCCAATCTCCATCATACCGAGTGTCATCATCCTTCTGACGGCGCTCAGTTTGTAAGGCATGAGGACCTGTGCATAGTCAGGCGATTTGGTGGCCGTGGGGTATCCTCCTCTGATAATACCGCCGGTATCGTCACGACCCATCGAGAGTTTGACCATGAACCTTCTGCCGGTCTTATAGGGCTTCTCTCCAAGCACACCGAGAGCGTTTGCTTTCAGGTAGGGCAGGTTGGCGAGCATCGGCCCGTATATTGCGTTCGCCGCCCCGGCGGTGGCAATGCCTATTCCGCCTGCGGATTTTAGTGCATCGTAGGAAGCAGCATCTCTGCCCCACGACAATTTATTGACATCTTCCATAGTGTTACCAATCTGGTAGAGGCCATCGCTAGTTGTTATTCCGTATGACATAATTACAGACTCCTAAATACTTTATCGAATTTCGAGGGGTTGCCTATCGCACCCCACAGGTCGGAAACACTTCCCCCACCTGCGTGACCCATTATGTCGGCAGAGGACGGGGGTGTACCCATCTCCACCAATACAACATCTGCGCTTGCGGATTTGAGGGAAATGTCGGCGGTCATAGTGCCTGGTGTACCTTTGACCGAGAGTATTACTCCCTCGGATTTGAGTGCGTCCAGCCTCGACAACCATGCGTTCGTTTCCTTCGATTTAAGTGCTTCTTTCTCCTCGGTTTTAGTGGGTTCCTCATCTTCATCGTCTTTGGGTTCTTCCTCGGACTCTTTCTTGGCATCCTCTTTGTTCTCAGGTTCGACTTTCTCCTTGAACGGATTCTCGGATTCCTCCTTGTCCTCGCCTTTCGGCTTGTCTTTGGGTTCTTCCTCGGCTTCTTCCTTAGGTTCACCTTTCGGCTCTCCTTCGTCAGATTCCTCTTTCGGTTCCTCTTTGGGTTCCCCTTTCGGTTCGCCTTCATCGGTTCCTCCGCCCTCGGTTCCTGTCGCACCATCAGCCACTCCAACGGGGGGTTCCATCTCCGATTCTCCCACACCTTCCGATTCCTCTTTGGGTGCTTCTTCATCCCCCTTGCCTGCCCCTGCTCCGGGAGCAGGTGTACCCGTTCCATCGATACCCTCGACGGCTTCGGATACCGCGTCGGAGATTGACTGCTGTGAACCTGACCCCTGAGCCATCTGTGTTTTGATGTTCTGGATGTCTGTCATAACAGAATCGACCTTCGCGTTGAGCGCGGCAAGCAGGGTGAGAATGTTCGATGTTTCCACCGCTACATCCTGCTCGAATTTAATCGCGTCAGGTTCTGCCGGTGTAACGTTCTCTTTGGTCATGTTTCCACTGCTCTCCTTGCGTTTACGGCTCTTTAATTCAAGAGTCATAAGCACAAACTCCTTCCCCATCGACGAACTCATGAATCTGTTCACTTGGTCGTCGTCATAGCGTTTGATTACTCCTGCGATTGTTCTCACAATCTGCAAGAGTTGGGGGGTCTCCATGCTGGTGATGGCATTGAGGTCTATGTTCCCTTCATCGGTTAAATCCAATTTATCGGAACCATTTACTCTATGCTCTTGGTGATGGTCGCGTGACACATCGTGACAGCCAGCAATACCAGCGTGCTGGTGCTGTCCTACCGGGCATCCTGCCTTAGTAGCGTCATTATCTTCGCTCTTGCCTACCAGCCCGCGCAGTATGTGCGACAGAGTGAAGAAGTTGTCATTGTCGTCCTCGGACGTGTATCCTCTGAAAAAGATGTTCATACGCTCTCTTTCATCATCGAGCATATCTATTCTGGAAATGAGTTCATCTCCATAGTACGCCTTGGCGACTTCGCTCAATGCACACAATCCTTTACCTACTATTCCGATTCCTCCATACTCGTGGTAGGTTATGTCGGCATCGGGCAACAATGCTAATGCTTCCGCTTTGAACGCCTTGTATTTGGTTTTGATAGGGCATTCAGTCGGATGGTACTCTTTCAATGCAATTGATACGGGGCGATATTCATGGGTACGCTCTCCTTCCTTCTCGTTGAGGAACGTCATGTTGTCGGTGTTACCTTCTCCTTCGGGAATATGCACCTCTATAACGCCTGTGCGAGGATTTGCGCCGCGCTCTACGTTAGAAATCTCATACCATTGTTTCGGGCGCAAGACACCAAAACATGATTTTTCGTCGCACTCCATAGTGCGCTCTGCCGAACTCCCCATTGAGAACTCATTCCTCCCGTTGATAAACTTGAACCACTCGCGGTCGTAAACATCCTTATCGCGGAAGAAGTTGCCTTTGACGAAGATTGCAGGTGCTTTCGCCACATCATCATACCCTTCCCATGCGAGCCACACGGTGAATGCTGGCGCGGACGAGTGGGTAGCCTGCCCCATCCCTCCATCTGCTATGAGGTCGCGCCTGTACTTGATGTAATCCTTGACTGATGCAACCTCTCCATCTAGGTCTATAACCTGTGCCATTACCTGCCCCGAAAAGAATCTGGACGAATCAGCATCTTTCATGCCTTCCCATGCGCCTATCGAAGCGGATTCAAAGGGATTGAACTCATCGATACAACATGCTTCGCCCTCCTCTATCTTGGATAGGCATTCGTTGTATCCGACCATCCATTTGGCCTGGTCTGCGGGAGTGAAAGACCTCCTCACGTTGGGGGGGAGTTCCTCTATGCGTTCGTAACTCATACTATTCTACCTCCTGCTTTCTCTATGCTCATAATGACCTTGGCGACGGTATCTGCGGAAATCGAGAACCCTTTGACCGCACGCTCTACATCGCTGTCTGGTGCGAAGGTCTTGGACGGCAAATCATCTTTATCGGTGCTGAACTTCTTGCCAGGGTCAGACGGGATGGGGGATTTTCTATCCTCGGCCTTATCGGGCGCGGGATTGAGTATGCCCTCCGTTATTGCCTTTATAGGGTCGTAATCCATCGGTGTCGAAGATACTTCGATATTGCCGTCGGACTGCGATATAATCTCGAAACCGAGTTCTTTCAAGAGGAGAGCGTTCTGATACTTCTTGTTCCTCTCGTCCTCCTCGTCTCTGGATTGGTCGTCGGGGGGTTCTGCCAATTTGAGTTCCCAATCTGTGATGGTCTTGTATTTGGATATTATCCATCTGAGCATTGAATTGACGTGATGCCTGATGGAGAGCAATGTCCTATCGACAATTGCCATCTGGTGCTTCTCGTTGGCGTTTCCTCTCATGGAGTTGGTATCTCCCATGAACAACCCCGACATGCCGAATATCGAAGATATTCTCTCCTGCAACGACTGCATGACTAAGATTGTCTGCTCGGTCGGAGGGTCAGAGAAAGGTATCCACTTAGCGGCCGAGGCTCTCTCCTGTGCAGGAGGAATGCCCAGCATGGGCAGAGCGTAAGGGTCTGCCTTCATCTGCAATTCAATGGAACGTTTAACCGTGGCGAACGCGTCCTGCGTTATGCCTGAAATGACGAGGATACCAAGGGGGTGCCCTGTCGAATAATATTTCTCTATGCGTAAAGACGCGGCTATCCATGCTTTAATCTCTGTGGCCACCAGCATGGATAAAGGTAAACCATAATTGACCGATTCAAGGCCGTAACATTTGTGGAATATCTCGTTATCGTTGTACAACATTCCCGTACTCTGCGCTGTCAAATCCTCGGATATTTCCCATCTGGCAGGATACAGTTTCATACCTGTGAGAGGGTCTCTCGAAGATAGTTTGACATCTTTGGCGTTCATGTCGTATTTAACGTAACGGTCGAATATGCAGAATCCCGTTCCATCACCTGGATTACCGCGCTCATCGCACAGCATTCTGGCTGATGCGGGTGCAATTGGTATGAACTCTTGCGGAATCTCATCGCGCACAAGCCCCGTGTGGTCTGCAACGTAAACCGATTTGCACAGTACCAATGGCTGGTTGTAGCATAAAGACTGTGTGAGGTACGAACCGCATAAGTCTATCAAACTCCACCCATACCTGTTGCATTTGGTTATGAGCGAACCGCCCTCCCAATTGATAAAAGTTTTCTGCTGTGTAACATCTGGTTTCTGGAATTTGCCTTGGAACTCGCACACAGAGCATTTCGATACGGTCTTTGGGAATGCTGTACCGCAACGAGGGCATCTGGCTTGGAACCTCGGAACCCATTCCAACCCTTTCCTCAATGCTTCCGTCTTTATACGGGTGATGGTCATTGAGAGCATCGAGCAATTGTAGAAATAGTACGAAGCCAATCTGTACAACGAGGAGAAATAGGCGGAATCCTTATTCTTGAATTCCAAGTTCTTCGGTGACTCGATATTGACGAGGGTTGTCTTGATACCCGGTTCCGTACCGAGTGCGCCGTCAGGAAGTGCGAGGGAATGCCTTAATTCTCCTAGTTTGGGAATATGCGAAAGCATATCCGCGTCTTTGAGCGCATCGCCTGCAACAGCAGTAGTATATATGGGCATTCCATATAATGTGAAACTAAGGTGATATTAAAGGAGTTTTACAACTAATCGGGTGAAGGCTCTCAAATACGCATTACGTCGAACAGTTCGTATTCCATACCTGTATCCGAGAGTATTTCAACCAGGGCAGCCCTGCCCATCTCTATGCCTTCAACAAGCAGGGAATCGTAAACTGCAATTGCTTCATCGAGATTGTAGTTGTCGTGAGGAAATACCTCGATTTTCGGATACTTCTTGAAGAAGTCCGTCGCGGCTTTCGCATCACCTATATCAGGTACGCGCCCGATTATGTATCCCTTTCCGATGTGGAGGGGATAGTTGTATTTCTTGGAGATAAGGCTCCAAATCTTCTCAACAGCGCGGTCTTTGACTGCATTGTTCGACTTTTTCACTACTAGTATGTTCATGTAATCACCATCGCTTTTATAAATTGTTTTGTTTACCGCACCGACTCTGCATTCGTATATCGCCATACCTTCACTTATTCCATAGTCTGTCTGCCACCATGCGCCCCATGATAGTTATGGCACCGCAACGGGGGCAGTTCTCTGGGGGGAATCCCGTGGCCATCTGGCATCCGCATTTGTTGCAGAAGTAAGGTTGGTCGAGAGGATAGGATTCGGCATAGTTATCCCATGCGATACTCTGCCATGATTCTTGCAGAGATATTTTATTGAGGTTGAACTTGCCTGTCGGGAGTTTGAGGTCTTGGCCCTTATCTCTGTGTTCCTCGTCTATTGAACGCCTTCTGCGATTTTCTCTCCAATAGAACTTGGACGCAAGTTTATCCCAATCGTCGTTGTCCACAACTCTTGCGCTGAATGGAGGAAGTTCAATCCCCATCTTCATCCCTCGAAGTGCGTCTGTTCTTCCTCTGTTCTTTCATACGTTTGTTGCGCTCGGATGCCCTACGTGCGCTCTCGTGCGACATGGATTTGTTTACAGCGAACACACTACAATCGTATCCGATGAATGCACCGCAACGCGGGCAACAGCCCTCCATGAGGTATTGAGGGTTGAACACCGCGTCACATTCTGGACATAATGAAGCATCGGAGAACGCAGATTCGGCCGACGTGGTGTTGAATTGCATTTCAGTTCCCCAATGGCATCATGCGCAGAATCTGGTCTGCGAGAGAGCAGTTGTCACACATCATCTTGGTAGATTGTGCGGACTCTTTGGAACGAAACTCCGAGCATGTGCTATCTCTGTCCACAATCTCGCCTGAAAAGGCACAGTAGTACTTACCATTGATTATCTCCATGTCGGTAGGTACTATGACCACCTCGGAGGGCGGAACGTTTATCTTCTCGGCTACCTCACATGCCCTCTTTTCATCGACGAGCGTTTCGAGAGGGGGGAGTTCGTTGTATTTACACACACATGCGCCAAGCGAATCCACGAAGAAGTAGCATTTTTGGGAAACTTTCCTTCCCGTCGTGGGAGATACTACCTCCCAATCTCCGCATCCGAATGTGTATCTCCCGACAGGGAGTTCCAACTCAATCGAGATAGGCTCGGTGCATTTCAATTTCTGCCTGCCTTTGTCGTAGTTGATGAACTGCCCCGTATCTATGTTTTTCAGCCACCATGCCCTCTTTGTTTCTTTCAACAATAACGAATCTTCTTCGCTTATACAATATTTGTGATTTATTGTCACCATCATATTATCAAACCTCCATTGCTTTTCGTATATTTATAACTTACTTACCCTTGGGGTCGCATATCCCCTTCTCGTTCAATGCGACTATGCACTCCCCAGGCGGTAGCGAGGGGGCCTTCTCTAATTTGACTACTCTATTACCTGCCTTGGCACGACGTATGTATATTCTGAATGCTGAATTGTGTCCTACAATGTTTCCTCCGACTGCTTCGACTTGCGGGCCGAAGAAGGAAGCCGCATCTGGCGTAGCAGAAACCTGATTGGTCAGAATCACGGCCGCATCATTCCTATTGGAGAATGAGGATAAAGCCGCGAAGTGTATATTTAGCAATCCCTGACGCTCTGCGAGTTTACCGCGACCTACAAATTCGTTTCTGAATTTGGCGATAACCGAATCGACGACCAACAGGCGAATCTTGACTTGTGTCGCCAACTTGTTGATTTCGTCCATGCACAGCATCTGTTGAGCCGCCGAGGACACACGAATGACGTGTATCTTGGTCAGAACCTCGTCCACATCGAATCCGCGCTCTTTGGCTATCTCCGCTACCCTCTTAGCGGAGAACGTGCCTTCTGTGTCGATGTAGGCCACGTGAGCGTCCAATCCTCCCTCCGCTATCGACCTTGTAGCCATGACGGATGCGGTGAATGCGGCCTGCGTCTTACCTATCCCGTTCTCTGCATGAATCTCTGTAAGGAGTTTTGTGGGGTATCCTCCTCCAAGCAGTTTGTTGAACTCCTCTGACCCGGTGCTTAGTTTGTCCATGAGTCCCTCCGTTTTAATCAGTTCCGAAGCAGATACGAGTTTCCCCAAATCACAACACTTGCGCGCTTCTTCCTGTATAGTCTGTGCGGTTTTCTTCACGAACCCCGTCCTCTCCATCAGTTCTCCGAGCGCCATCGTAGCGAGATACTCGACTGAATAAATCTGTGCGTTGAATATCTTCTCCGCTTGTACTGCGCCCACTCCGCGAATGCGCATGAAATCTTTCAATATGGCTTCTTTGGATTCGCTCTCCATCCCCATATCGAAGTTTTGCACTTCCACCTGATTATCTGGGGGGTCTTGAATTTCCGAATGTTTCGACATGTTTACCACTCCTTAATTTTCTGAAACGTACTAAGTTCACGATGTTGGGGTCTAAGAAGCACTCCAATTCGCTACAACCGAATTCTTTTGCATAGATATATACTTTTGCCTCGCAATATCTAAGCGTAATGCAACCGTCCGATGATTGTCTTTTCATGAATTGGCGGGCAACTCCCAAGTCTGCGTACATCACACAATCTTGATAAGATGTGCGAAATGTCTTGACCGTCTTGGAATTGGGTTCCATCGGTGCATTGTCCAGCGCGCTCTGTTTCGCTTCGCGTATGGTTTCACCGACCCCTACGACATTTAGGTTGCCATACACTTCGTGAACTATCACGTAATATACCCTTCTGAAATCTATAAACTCTCTTGGCAGAGCATCAGATTCCATCATCTTCCTTCACTCTCTCGAACACATCTCTTTTCAGTACATTATCAATCCGTTTGGCTTTGTGATATATCCAATTCTTCTGATTGCGATTGTACCAAGAATTGATTTTGTTACGGTCGTCCTTGGTCAGATATGATTGCTCGAACATCCCAAACACAAAGGTTGCAATCTCTCTCATGGTGATGGTGCAACCGACTCTCCCGAAGTCATTGGCATTAACTCCGTATGTGCTTAGATAATCTTCAATCATCCCCACACCATCATCCCCATATGTGCGGTCTGCCTGAACTCTGGTTGCAAGTTCCTGCACCTCTTGCGATAGCGGGTATGATTCCTTGACGGCTATGTCCTGTGTTATGCACAACTCTTTGTATAACTCTATTGCTTCCGCCCATACTTGCGCACGTGCGTAAGGGTCGCCATCCCCGAAGGGAGTAGTGCAAGTGATGGGAAAGAACCTTCTGTTACCTGTAACGTCTGTAAAAAGCATGGCATTGTTGGAGGTCATAATCGGAACTCCGCGCCTTCTCAATAGTGAGACTGTGTGCGCATATGGCATACGATATTGGTCGTACTTCTCGCTGATATGCGCTTTGAGTTCTTCCACATCCTTAGTTTTGAGTTGAGTGGCTTCTGCCCATTCTATCACGGTCTTGCCTGTCGTACCTTCCACATACTTCTGACGATTGCTTACATCTGTACAGGAAGAAGTGTAGAACTCGTTATCTCCTGCGGTATATTCGCATAAACGGGTTTTACCTATGCCTTGGTCACCCAATAATATAGGAATGACTTCTGCCTTGAACGGCCCGTATTGCCTTGCAACGACGGATATGAACCATGCTTCTGTGACGGATTCGATGTATTTGGATTCTTCCTCTCTCGTCAGCGCATAGCACCTTGCACCTATTAAATCCATGAACCATCTGCGCATTCTCGGAACGCCATCCCATTCGATATGTTCCATTTTATCCTTCCAAGAATCGAAGTTACCGCTTTCATAACCTACGATTTGTATCCATTCGTATATTATATTCTTAGTGAAGGATACCTTGTGACCGCGTGATGCGAGAAACTCATTGAGAATCGATGCAATCTTGACAATGTGATAATCGGATAAAGGAATGGTATATTTAGCGGGATTCTCGATGTACTTCTCTAATAAGGATTCATCGATGTAATACAGGTTTTTGAGAGAATCGAACATAATCTTGCTATCATATCCCGGAAGCAACTCTTTCGCCATCTCGGAGACACAATACGCATTATTTGCAATCCCTATCTCTTTCCCACCAATCATCATTGTTACCATTTTGACCACATTTACCGTCGCAAGAGGTAGTAAAGTATTGGGAGATATATAATCCTTTGCGAGAAACAGTTACAAAAAATTTGTGACAATTGGGAACTAATTTGTAAATTTTGTAACAGAGAAAGGGTGCTTGTTACAAATGATACAAATCTGTTACAGATTTTTTGTAACAGTGGAAACGAAGGTCGCCTATTTTTCTTTATATACCTTTGTCGGATTTAAGACATTTATAATATCTACTTGTTTTAAGACAAACTCTGTTACAAAATATACAAATATTTCACCAAAGATTCATATAGGCAGGCATATATTATAATACTTCACACACACAAGGGATAATGTTGCGAAAAATTTGTATATTTTGTAACAGGCATATGTCGGAAACCCCAAGAACCGAACGGGTGTCGTCTATCCTCTTTCTTATTACAACATGGTTTTAATAACACCCTGCGGTAATAGGAATAGGTGATACCTATGGATACGGTGATTATAGGAATAGCATGTCTCCTCGTAGGAGGACTCATAACAGGAATAGTTGCATATCTCGTTGCCAATGGCAAAGTCGGGATAGCAACAGGTGCGCTCTCTACTGCGAAAGAATTCATGGAGAAGTACGGGGAAGAAGTCAAAGAGAAACTCGGAGTGGAAGTTTACAACGAGGCGGTCGCTGCGATTACTCTCATGCAGACGGCTCTCGAAGATGAGAAACTGTCTATCGTTGAGTTCGCGGCATGTATGGCGGCGTATGGTAAAATCTTCCAGACGATTTACTCCAAATTCACAGCGATGAAGAAAGCGGAAGCAGAAGGCGAAGAATGAATACAGCGTCCGCGCTGACTCGCGGACAAATAACGCACATGGGCGTTCCGTCGAATGATATAATCAGGATAGGAATAATCCTCTTGCTCGCACCCTTCCTGCGTCTTATAATAAAAGACGTACAGAAGTACATAATCTCAAAGTTCCGCCCCAGACTGTCCTTGGAGGAGGACGGCGAAAAGACGTTGGGGGATGTGGCGAGATATGTTTTGGAGTTAGCACGTGTATTCAGAAGGAAGTAAACTTTTTAACTTAATTTAATAAAACGCTAAGGTATAAATACGCGCACATGTAATACAACACGAGGTATATCTATGTACAAAATACTCATACAGATTTCTCAGATGCCTGACTTCAACACTCGCATAACTGCATTGGAATGCACAGTTGATACAGTTGAGGAAGCGAACAAGATTATCGACAAGTTCTACACAGACCGCGAACAGGTCGCCAAGTACAAGAGCGAGGGTTATCTCTATTCGGTCGCGCAGGTCAAACGCCCGGAGGAGAACATCAGATTCTTCTTCGACATATTCTGAACG